CCGGTGAAGAACGTCGTCCCCGAGCTGATCGCGGTCGGGACATCGGAATAGGACAGGTCGTCGGCATCCTGGGTCGCGTCGGTCGGATCGGCGCCATACTGTCCGCCCAGCGAGTTCAGGAACCGGAAAATGGCCTTGTTGATGCGCTTGATCTTGCCCTGTGAGGTACCGTCACCGGCCGGGGCCTCCAGTCGCATCGGCAGGCACCATGACGGATACTTGTAGCCGACCTGCACGACCGATGCCGCCACGTCCAGCGTGATCTGGCCGGCCGTGACGACCTTGTCCGACTGCGGCTGGCCATCGGCGAACACGCTGACGGTCTCGCCGTTGAGGTAGCCCAACCCGGACACCACCGTCGTCAGGCTGCCATTGTAGGTACCGCCGCAGTCGACATAGAACGCGCTGGATTGATCATCGCCGGTACGGAAACACTGCTCGAGCCGTTCGACGAAGCACACCGTGTTACCGCCGATGACGCGCTGCACGCACAGGTGCAATTCATCGTAATCCCCGGCGATGGACGGGACGACGGCCGCCGACAAGACCTTGCCGTTCCCTCCCAACTGGTGCGGATGCCACGCGCGACACTCCTGGTCCTTGTTGATCGTGAACCCGACCAGCCGGCCATCGCCGCGCGGTTGCCAGATGACCGTGTCCGGCGCGAACGCCCACTGCATGCCGATGATGCCGGTCTGCGTGATGTGCTCGCTGGCCACCGTGGAGTCATGCGACTCGTACCGATTGGTCATGACCGAATAGGAAAACTCGCGCAGGAAACGCCCGGTGCGCGTGATGAAGAAACTCGACCCGCCAATGAGGATCGGAGGAATGGCGCGACCACCGAAGCCCGACTGCTTCTTGGTCGCCACGTTGAGCGGACCGAACGGCTCGTTCAGCGTGTTCTGGTCGATGATGTGCTCCGACCCCGTCGTGCCGACGATGAGGATGTCGGACGGCGACAGCCAGCGCACGGTATTGACCTGGTCCGACAGGACCTGCTGCGTGACCGCATTGTCCTGCGCCGTGACGCCGAAGGTCTGGTCGGCGAAGTTCTCGAAGTCGCCGGCCACGCTCATCCACACCCATATGCCGCCGCCGAAGGTCAGTCGTTCGCGGAAAAAGCACACGCACGACGGATAGCCGTTGTCCTTCGACCACGCGCCCAATTGCCAGCGGCTGGACGCCACGAACATGCCGCCGGTCGTCATCAGGGAACGCGGGAAGTTGCGCAGCACCACCGCAGTCACGTGCTGGGCGTCGCTGTAGCCGGTGATCAACGCCACGCCGTAGCCGGAATCCTCGTAGGTCCACTGCACGCCACGGCCGTACCAGTTGCCAGGGCTGTTAGGGTCCGGAACGAGGTCCTGCGGTCCGTCCCACTGCGATCCCGACGTCGTGATCAGCGTGTCCGACCCGGTCTCGACCCAGGTGACGCCGCCCGACGGCGGTGTTGCCGGATTGGTGTTGATACACAGGTAGGTATTGGGTCCGGAACGCTTGTACTGGCCGACATCGACCCCGCCGCCCGTCGTGCGCTGGCCGGGATACCATGCCTTGACTTGCGAGAGGTCCGACTGGTAGATGCGCACGATCTGGCCGACGCAATTCGGCGTGAAGACATCCCCGCCGGTCGCCGTGATGGTGATGCCGGACCCGACGTAATTGCTGACCTCCAGAGTGATGGCCGTGTTGCCATTTTCCGGCAACCAGGGCCCATCCGCGAAAACCGGCGCGGTCATCGTCCACGAGGTCGGCCCGAAATGCTGCAACTTCTGCGGCGGGTAACTGGGGTGCACGAAGTACATGACATCCGCCGACTGCACGACCTGGATCGCCGCGGTGCCATCGGCATTGAACAGGTCCGTCGTCAGGTACGGCGTCCCGATCGGTAGGCCGATGAGGCCACCGTTATACCAGAATCGCAGAACCGGACCGGTCAGTTCGAGCACGTACGATTCGGTCGCCGACCGCACGAACGGGATCATCAATGCCGGCGTGTCGCCGAAGGTGTCGCCCAAATACCGCGTCCCGCCACGACGCTTGGCCGGACCCTGCACGGTCGGAATGAAATTCATCATCGACCGCGCGCCCTTGCGGTACGCGTCGACGTCGAACCGCCCCGTCATCAGCGGGGACAACTCCCCGGCGTTGAACTGGGTCAGCGCTACGGTATTGGCCGTCACGGGTCAGATCCCCGACGACGTGCGCGACATGATCCAGGTGTTGTCCGGCATCGCCTGCGGCGGGTTCTCCATGGCTCCGGAGGACTTGGCCAGGTTGATCGCCCGCAGGTATCCGGCGTCCATCTTGCTCGCCTTCTGCAGCGACTGCGTGATCGTCTCGCAGCCCTCCGCGGCAATGCGCCACGCCAGGGATTCGACGAAATACGAATCGTACTGGCTGGTATCCGCCACGTCCGCCACATAGCGCAACTGCAGCGGGGACGAAAACGAGGTCACGATCGTGCGTCCCTCGATCTTGTACTCGCTGTCATCCAGGTTGCGATACTCGGCGAAGTCGATGCCATTGAAGATGTCGTTGACATAGGCCACGCGCAAGCAGTCGGCCGGCAGGTTGAAGATGAAATTGAACCCGAACGCCGGCGCGATCGCGTTGCCGGATCCATCGACCAGGTTCGACAGGTACACGCGGCGCATCGCGAAGTTCCAGAAGTTGATGCGCAACTCGGCCTGGCGGATCAGGTCGTAGTTGGCCAGCATGAAGCGGGCCGCGGTATTGTTGTCGGAGACCGAGCGCAGCGGCGCCTGGCCTAGCTTGGCCAGCGCGCGGTTCTGGATGTCGAGGGGACTGACCGACACATCCTCACGCCTTCTCGACGATAAGGTATCCGACCGTTCGCAGGTCTCCGGTCTGCGTCGTGACGCCGCCGGGGATGTAGGAGGTGATGACGAAACTGGTCGCCGCCGTGATCGTCGGCACGCTCAGCGAGCCGATCGCGGTCGAGGCATTGAGCGCCCCGGCAAAGAGCAGGATGATGCTGTTCGCCGTCACCGCCGTGTCGGCCACCGTCACGGTGCCTGACACCAGTGTCGCCGTGCCGATCTTGGCGTTGCTTCCGCCCTTGACCGACAGCCCCTTCCCGGCGGTGCCGATGAGGACATTGCCCGTACTCGCGGTGACGTCTCCCGTGAAGGTCGGCGTGCCCGTCAGGGCGATCGTTCCGGCCGCATCGGGTATGACCAGGATGCGGTTGGCCGTGAGCGACTGGAGATTGAACGTGGCGCTGAACCCGACCGTACCGTCGAGGAAGGTAGGACCCGTGGCGTTGGTGTAGGAAAAGGTATTGGAGGCCATGTCAGCTCGCAGGCACGCTCAGGATCACGGAAAGATTGGTCACATCCAGCGTGACGGATGAAAAGTTTACCGTCAATCCCTGGGCCGTCACCACGCCGGGGCCCGAGAAGAAAATCGTCGGTCCGGGGAATCCGATGAACACACCGGGCGGAACGGCAACGGGTTTGCCGAGGTAAATCGACGACCCGTTGCCACGCCCGCGACGGCTCACGGCAGCGGCCAGCCCATGCGCACGATGTAGTTCTTGAACATGTCGAGCGCCTGGTAGGCCCACATCTGCTCGGTGACGACGTCGGCGTTGACGATCAACTGGATGTTCTGGGCCGGCGAGCCCGTTCCAGCCGATTCGACAATGTCGTACTCGTTCTGCCCGACATTGACGCCGACGGTCTTGATGTTAGCCATTCGCCGTCATCCAGTAGGTCAGGATCACGCACGTGCCGCTGGACGGGAGCGTCGCCGCGCCCACCGTGGCGATGACCGTGTCCTGGGCCGTGAGCGCGCCCAGTGCCAGTGATGCCGTGGTCGGCAGCACGTTGGCCGACGCGGTGTAGGTCGCCGCGGCGGCGTAGGTGTTGCCCGAGGTCTGTCCAGTGATGGCCAGCGTGGACGATCCCAGCGTGACCGACACCAGCACTTCCGCGCCGATGTAGACCAGGCCCGCCTGCGGCTGCGCCAGCACGATAACCGACGTGGACACCTGGCTGGCCAGCGTGATGGTCGACTGGAAGCAGACGACACCCGCACCCTGCAGGTTGCCCAGTGCCTGGACCTGCGGGAAGCTCGTGATGCCGGAAAGCTCGTTGCAATAAGTGGTTGCCATGGGTTCGCTCCGGTATCAGGTGTCGAGGGCGTCGATGAGGACGACTTTCTTTTCCTCGAGGCGGGTGCCGCCGAACATGCCCTTGACCAGCACCTGGGTCGAGTAGTTCTTGTCGCCACGCGGGTAGATGTAGGTCTTGATGTCCTCCCACAGTCCGCAGTGGACGCCGGAATAGGCCCACGCCGCCATGTAGCGGCCGCTGGTCGAGGCGGTGATCGTCCCGCACGGGATCTTGCCGTTGTCGGCCACGCCACCGGAGGTTCCGTTCAACTCGATGCGGATGAACTCGAACCCCATGAACTCCATGATCTTGCCTTCCACCAGCACCGGGGTCTCGCCGGGCCTTGCGTTGAAGTCCAGCGAGATCGCCTGCGCCTCGTTGAGCAACTGGCGCTGCACGACGGCCGTGCAGGTCATGTAGAGCGGGTCGTTGTCGATGTCGACCTCGTTCTGCATGAAGATCTGCATCGCCGACTTCAGCTTCTCGACGTTCATGCCGACGTTCGTGCCGCCGCCGCCGGTCTGGATGCCGACCAGCTGCGCGCCGGACAGGTAGGTCTTGATGTCGACCGTGGCCGACGTCGGCTGGTGGCCGGTCTGGTTGGGATTGTAGATACCCTTGATGACCTCGAGGTCGATCGCGCGGCCCAGCGCCATCGCGCCGGCCTGTGCGTACGGCGACTGCGGGTCGATCAGCATGCGCACGCGGTCTTCCTGGTCGAGCAGGTCGCCCCAGTTGTACGGCTGCGGAAACACCCAGCGCCGGTCCTGCGGGGTGGCGATGATCGGGGTATCGGAATGGCGGGTATTGACCGCCTGCGCGGCGACCGAGCCGACCTGCTCGACCGGCACCGCGGCCTCGCCGGTATGCGTCTGCACCATGACCTTCTCGCGCAGACGGCTGCCTTTCTGTTGCAGAAGCAACTGGACGTTCGTCGTGTATTGATTGACAAACGCAGTGGTAATGTCGAGTGCCATAAGGCTCTCCGAGGCAAGGAAAGAGTGCGCAGGCAATGCCTGCGGTCGTCTCGCTTCGCGTCAGAGGCCCCCGCTCGCGCGGACTCCTGCGAATCGCACATGGTCCGCGGTCTTTCCCGCGCGTCCCCGGAAGGATTGCTCCCGTCCCCGGCTTGCAGCGGATAATACACCGCTGCTTTTCCGTTTTTCAACTACGTGCCTTTCGGGAACGCCGCATCCTGCAACTGCTGCATCTCCTTCAGCGCCAACGCACGCTCCGACGGATTTCCCTGCGTGTACTTGCGCACCCACTCCTTGTCCGCCTTCAACTGCTCGATACGGTGCAGCGCCATCTGCGGCGTCATGCGGCCCGGATCGCCGTCGCCCTGCCCGGCAACGCCCGTATCTTCGGCAAACTTCGAGCCAAACCCGGCGAAAATCTTGATCATCGCCCCCGGCCCCAGCGCCGACTCGATCTGGTTCAGCGTCTCCTTGCCGATGCCCTGCTCGCGGATCGCGCGACGCGCGTGCTCGACCTGCGTGTCGTAGCCATTGCCCCACTCGGTGCGCAACTGCGCAAACTGCTCGGTGTCACGCACCTCGCGCGCCTTGAGCGCCGTCGCATCCCGTGCCGCCTGGAAATCCATTTGCGCCTTGAACGCGGCACTGACCACCTTCTGGCTCGCCCCGGCCGCGTGCATGGATTTCAGCATCGCACCGATGTATTCCTTGTCGGCATTGTCCGGCAACTTGCCCAGGTCATACTTGTCCGCCGACTCCGGGCGGCCTAAGCGCGTGAACACGCGGTTCCATCCCTCCGTGTCCGCGTCATCCCTGGGCATCGGGATCTTGTCCAGCCCGATCAGCTTCTCCGCCCCGCGCAACGCCTTGAGCACGTCCGCCGGGCCCTGGTAGGCCTTGGTCTGGATGTAACCGATATCCTCGTCACTGATGCCGTGGGATTTCCAGTCGAAGGCATTCACCGCCGGTGGCGCCGACGCCACGACAGGCGTTGCAGCAGGAGCAGGCGCCGCGGCCGATGCCGGGGCGGGTTCACTGGTCAGTACGGACGTGGCGGAATCAGCCATTGGGGTTTCCCATCAGGTTGGACTCGTGTTGCCGCAGCGCCTTCTCGGCATCGGCCAGATCCGAATCATCCAGCCGGCACATCGTGACGATGCGGTAGACCAGGCTGCGCATGCCCTCCACCGCCATGGTGCCGGGCACGTCGGTCACGCCGTTGGTCACGATCAGCGCCGTCTCATTGTACTTGCACAACTTCATCAGGTCCGCAAGGACCGTCTTGGCTTCGTCCCGCAACGCCCCCTTGTCGTCGCGGAACACCTTCCGGTAATGCGTCCGCAGCAGCATCCGGCGGCGAATGCGCGCGAACAAGGGATCATTCACGCGTTCCGTCACCTACTGCCCCTGCGTGGCGCCCTGCAGGGCGGACAGGTTTGGCAACTGGCCCGTGCCGGCCCCGGACAGCGACTGGATCTTGGCGATGTTCGCCGCCGCCGCACTCGCGGCCGGCGCCGCCTGCACCAGTTGCTGCTGCTGCTGCTGCTGCTGCTTGCCCTGCCGCAACGCCGCCAGCGCCTGGGGCGACAGCATCCACGTCTCCGGCAGTCCGTTGATCTCGGTCGACAAATCCTGCGTGATCGTATCCCAGTCGAACGCATCGAAGATGCCGGGATCGACCTGCGCCACCGGGGTCAGGATACCGATCGTGTTGGACAACCCCACCGCCTGCTCGGCCCGCTGCATCCGGCTCAGGGGCGACTGGTAGGAGATATTGTAGTTGCCGCCGCGCTCGACCAGTTTCCTGGGCATCGGCGGGAAGTTGGGCGGCTCGAGCATGCCCGCGCGCGCCGCCACGTCAATCTCGCGCACGATGATCTTGCCCAGCAATTCCGACTGCTGCCGCGCCGCGGTCGGGGCAATGAGAGCCCCCTTCTCCTGCGCGCGCTGCAACACCTCCGTCGCCGTCATCTCGCGGTCATTCTGGACCAGGATCTGGAACAGCGTCACCAGGAACGCATCGTTGATGACCTGGTGCGTGCGGTCCAGCATGCTGTCGCCCAACTGCAGGTTCGCCCCCGTCTGCAGCGGCAATGCCAAGGGCTTGCCCTCGGCATTCACCATGCCGTAATTGAAACTGCCCGGACGCGTCGAGAATACCTGCAGCATGCCATCGTCACTCAGCAGCATCGGCGGCTGCACCGCCAGCTGACCGGCCCGCAGGATCGTCTCGGCCTGGGCATTGGCCATCTTGATGTCCGGCAGCGCGTCGATCGCCGGACTGCGTCCGTAGACCTCGTTGCTGCTGGTGACATACCGGCTCACGGCATAGGGCTGCGTGTGATACCCACGCACCTTCACCGTCGCGCGTTCCTCATAACAGATGTGCAGGCTCTGGTACGCCATGCCGCGCGCATCGCCATAACGGGGATTTAAGTTGTCGTTCGGACAGACCACGTGCAGGAAATCGAACTTCTGCTCCGGGAACTTCGCCGCCATCTCCCTGATCTTCGGCGGCAAAACCGACTCCCCGAACTCCTGCACCGCCTGCCGGCCCGTCAACTTGTACTTGCGGTGCACATGGTCGATCTCGCCCACGTTGTTCTCGAGAAAGAACAACTCCCCCAAGTAGATCGACTTGTACCGCAGCCCCTTCCCGACCGCGTCCCCGACATAAAGGCATCCGGTGCCGAACGCCCCCAAACTTCGGTAAACCTCGTTCATCTGGCTGGCAAAATTCGTCCCCGGCGCATAGCGCATCTTGAACAGGACGAGGTTCATGCGATCCAGGTACGCTCTCACGTCCCAGTCCCGCATCAGGTCATCGTCCAGCGGGACGAGCTTGGCCCAGGTCTGCGTACGCGGCGTCAGCATCGACTCCATCGCCGCAGCGAATTTCGGCAACGCGAGCGCCGCCGTCGAGTCGAACACGTGATACGTCCGCTTGCTGCCCGGCGACCATTCCTTCAGGAAATCGTCATCCTTGGTCGAGATGCGCTCGGCAATCTCCGTCCACTGCGTCTCCCACTGCCCGCGATTGGCCTTCATGCGGTCCTGCAACTGCATGTAGAACTCGGCCCGCGAGTCGTAGGCGTTCGGAGCCCGCTTGATGTCCCCGTCCGCCGCCATGTCAGCCCGTTAACATCCTGGTCGCCGACATCCCCGGCGTCGCACTCTGCCGCGTCAGGATGTCCGCCATGCGCCCCTGCCGCTGCCGCAACAGGTTATCCTCGCTCAGGTTCGCCGCGGCCGCGTCGATCGTCGGAGGCGCCGGGGGCGGCGGTGGAATCGCCGGACTGGCCGGCATCCTGGGCGTGTGCATGTCAGTGCTCCACCGCAATGAGCTTCTTCTTGCCATCCCCATACAGCATCTGCCCCTCCTTCAATGCCTTGCGCTTCTCCCACGGGATATAGTTGCGCAGGAACGCATACGCGCACCCCTGCGTATCCCCCACCATCAACTCCACCCCGTCGATGTCCCTGGGCACCGTGTCCGACGACATCCCCATCTCCAGCCACGCCGTCTTGAGCAGGTGGTCGGTTTCCTTAGACACCAGGATCAAGTCCGGCTTCTGGCCGGACCGCCTCACCCGACGCAAGTTGTCCACCATCTGCCGCGCCAGGTCGAAACCCTTCCTCCCCTCCCGCGTCGCCAAGCGCTGGCTCGGCGCCGTGATCAAGGGCGATCCGCTGACACGGCTGATCGTCGAGGAAACCGGCGTCGTCATGGGCGCTTCTTCCTGCGCTGGTCCGCCTTCACGAACTCCCGCGCCACCTTCTGCGGGATGCGGTTCTTCTTCGCAAACTTTACATCGTGCGCAGCCGCTTCCATGAAGCGGTGCTGCCGGGCGGATTTACTGGGCATGTCAGTCACCAAGACTCCAAGGATCGTCACGATGCAACAGCGTAGACGGAATCTGCCCCGGCAGCAACTGCTCGCCCCGCTTCGTCAGCGTCATCCTCGCCGCATACACGTCCGGGCGTATCGCCGGCTGATAACCCACCGCCAGATAGCGAAAACTGTCGGCGCCATGGCTCGACCAGTCATGCGCCGGCACCTCGATATAACACTGCCTCACGTCATCGTACTTGCGATGATAATTGCGCAGGCACGAAAGCCCCCTGGCACACTT